AACTTTAACTGCAACAACTCTATCTGGTGCAATATCAGGAAACATATCTCAGCTTACAAATGACTCAGCTTACTTAACAACAATTACATCTGCTCAAGTTGTATCAGCTTTAGGATTTACCCCTATTTCTACCGATACAACTATTGGTGGTTCAACTGGTGCAGATTTCAATGATGATGTTAAATTAAGATGGGGAACTGGAAATGATTTAGAAATTTATCACGATAGTTCTAACAATGTATCTTTCATTAATGAAACTGGTTCTTCTGCCTTACACATTAGAGGTGGTGATATTAATTTTAAATCACAAACAGATAATGATGATTACATTAAGTGTATAGAAGATGGAGCAGTAAAACTTTATCACGATAACACAGAAAAACTAGCTACTGCGTCTGATGGTATTTCAGTATCAGGTAATGTTTCTGCTAGTGGACTTAACATGGACGATAACAACAAGATTAAACTAGGTAATTCTTATGATTTAGAAATTTACCATAATGGTTCACAAAGTATTATTGATGATACTGGTACTGGTAGTCTTGAATTAAGGTCTAATAGTTTTAATGTTATGAGTTCAGGTGGAACAGAAACAATGGCAACTTTTAATGAGAATGGGGCGGTTGGTCTTTATTACGACAATACTTTAATGTTTGAAACAATTGCGGGTGGAGTATCAATACCAGCAGATAAATATTTACAAATAGTGACTGGCGGAAGTTGGGGTGGCGAAATAGATGGCAAGATAGAAAATAATAATAACTCATTATACTTATCAAGTACCAGTAGTATATATATGAGAAACACCTCTGGTACAAATACTTTACAAGTTGATAGTTCTGGGAATGGTACTTTTACAGGAAACTGTACCGCCTATTCTGATTCTCGGCTTAAAGAAGATGTTAAAACAATAGACAATGCTTTAGATAAAGTTTCAAAATTAAGAGGTGTTGAATACACACGAAAAGAAACTCAAGAGAGAGAGATTGGTGTTATCGCCCAAGAGGTAAAAGAAATCGTACCTGAGTTGGTAAATGTAGAAAACTTAAAATCAGATATAAACCCAGATGCTTTAGAAGATATGCACACAATGAAATATCAAAATACAGTTGGTTTATTAATTGAGGCAATCAAAGAACTGAAAGCAGAAATTGAAGAATTAAAAAAGGATAAGTAGAGCATGACGATTGTATCATCAGGTGCTATTTCCATTAATTCACTTGTTGGTGAGTATGGTGGTTCAGCACCCCATTCTATGAATGAGTATTATAAAGGTGGTGGGTTAGTTGCAAACCATTCTAATAATGCGAATGTGCCAACGAGTTCTACAATATCCCTTTCAAATTTTTATGGTCAAAGTAATACTAACCCTGCTCCGTCAAGTCATAGTTATAGTATGGCAGTTGGTACAAATGGTATATTAGAATATGGTTATAGCACTTCACCCCAACCCTCTACTTATGGTTCACTAAGTAATAACCCTCAAAGTACCGCATTTGCGTCAGGGTGGAATCCAACAATAACTGGACTTTTATCAACAACAGTTAAATCGAACAGTACCATAACTTTTACGGTTAGTGGTAATCAGTCAAATAGTGGTTGGACTAGTATATATATCCCTGCAAGTATAGTTTCAAATTCAAGTAATCAGACTCTCCAACGAAGCGGTGCGAATCATAGTCAGAGTAATGGGGGAACTCACTGGCAGTGGAGTACATTTTGGAATTTTACTTTTAATACTGCAACAGTAATAGTTTACGCATGATTTTAGAATACGAAAAAAAACAATCTATCGAACTAGAAAATGGGTGTGAACATATAGTAGATGGTGTTATCCGTTTTGATGATTTAATACGAACTGATTATATACCAACCAACTTTTCAGCAGAACCAAAAAACTTTTTATTAAGAGATGGTCATGTTCATTGGGATAGATTACACACAGAGGCAGAACAAAGAATACATAAAGAATGGTTAGAAGAACTAGGGTATGACACTAATCTTTGGCAAGTTAATTTTAAAACACATAGAATCCAAAGAAATCACCCTCTTTATTCTGTACCTGATGAAGATGAAATGGAAAGCATAGAACCAGAAACAATATAGGATAATCAATATGAAATGGACGATAGTATTTAATTTTGTAAAAAAATTAAATGACGAATTACAAATAGCAGTAGCAGAAAACACAAAAGTTGGTGATGAATTGGCATGGGAGTTTATCCATGAGAACCCTCATTATGATAAAATAGAATTTCACCCTGCTAACAACAAAGTTATGAAAAGATTAAATATGTATAATTTAATCAGTGGTAAAATTAAATTAACTAAAGAATGGGAAGATGAGGACAATATAACTCAAAACGATATTGATTTTATTACCAACATATATAGCAACGACCATAGAGAAGATAAAGATGCCATATACGAACATGAAGATAATTCTATGAGCATGATAGTTAGTAAAGTTAATACTGATGTTTGGGCAAAACCCTCTATGGAATGGGAACTTAAAACTAGTAGGTCTAGTCTGCAAATAATGGAAGATAACACTAAATTCTTTTGTGCATTTTCTAATGATTTTGGGTGGCAGGTTAAAACCTTAGATTTAGCACCAGACACTACAATAGAAACTCTTAAATTGGGTGATAAATGTTATTTATGGTTTGATAAAGGGTGTGAAATAAATGGAATTGAAAGAACTGGAACTAACTTAATTAGAAAATTAAATAGTGGGAATTGTATGGTTAAGAATACCAATGATGAAACACTACATTTGGTAATGGTATATAAATGATTTATGAGAGAATTTTTAATTGCTACTAAATTTGTTTGGGAATACGCAACACATTTACAGACCGATAGCAACCCACCACTTGAATTAATATTCAAGTTTGTTGATACCTTAGATAAGAAAAGTACAAGACAACACATAAGAAATTTTGACAAACTTCCAGTATCTAAGGAAATCTATAAACACAAATTGCCTTTAAGATTAAGAATTAAAGAAGAACAATTTAAAAAAGGTACATTTGGCTATGAGTTTAAAAAATGGTTGGGTGATGACTATGTTGTAGATTTATTCCAAATTAGTTTAGTACCATATAGGGCAACTGCGAATAGAAATACAAAGTTTAATAAGTTTGCTGAACATACTATGTTGCAACATGACTTAATTCATTTTTTTAACAATTATGATACATCACCTATTGGTGAGGTTTGTGTATTAAGTTTTAATTTAGCACACGAATGGCGAAAAAGTTATGCAACAATTTTGGTGGCAAGTTTGTTTATGTCAATTCGCAACACTTTTATGCCATCTAAATACCCAAAGAATACACCTTTATTACAAAAGCTAAGATATTCACCGATATGGGTATATGTTCGTCTAGTCATTGAGGGTTGGACTAGAGGTAAAAAATCAAAATGGTTTTTAACTATTGATTGGCACAAATATTTAGACACACCAATGGAAAAGGTTAAGCAGGATTTAAACCTAGAAACTAAAGCAAAATATTGGGAAAGAGTGCAACCTATATGGGCGAGAGCATTGAGGCACTACAAAATACTTGAAAAAAATAACAGAAATAAAGAAAGATTGGCACACGAATGGCGAACTCAAAAATAAAAACAAAAGAGAATGACGAAAAGACATGGAAAGAATGGTTGCACTATTGGAGTCAAGTTTTTAGAAGAATGAGATAATGGCACTACAATTTACTGGGCATAAATATAAATATGTCAGCAGTCCAAATATTATTGATACCGATAAAAAATATATAAAGGAACTTGAAAGACAAGTTGAGGACTCAGTAGATGTTTGGAAAGTGACTTGCGAACAAATTTATGGTGGCAAAGGATATGTTGTTGAGATGTGCAGATTAAAACAAGAAAATAGAGAATTAAAAGCAGAACTACACTTAATTAGAAAATTTTTAGAAAAAGCAAAAAGATTAACTAACGAAAAATTTGATTAAACAAAATGGCTAAAACATACGATAAGTATTTAGAGGGTGACGAACTTAAAACCATCAAAGCTGATGAGATGACAAACACTTTTTATGAACATACATCTCAAGATGTAGAGGGTGTCTTAAAAAGCAACAAAGCTAGAAGAAATGAGTTCTCTGGGTGGAATACTGCAAAAGATGTTAAGTCTATTGCAGAGATACCAACTGTTGTCTGTTATCAGTGGTTGCAAGAAGATGGAATCCTATTCACTGCTTTACCAAAAGAAGAAATGAGCAAATATTTAAAAAAGAAATTAAATGACCCACAATGGTCATATTTAAAAACATCAGAGGGAAAACTTTAAATGGCACTTAATAATTACGCAAATTTAAAATCAAGTATAGCAAACTGGCTAGGCAGAACTGATTTAACAAATGAAATATCTGATTTTGTTAAGTTAGCAGAGCAGGACTTTAATCACAAGTTGGCAAACAATGGGTACAACAAAATGATTAATTTAGAAACTATAACTGCAAATGCTGAAACTACCAATCTACCTAGTGGGTTCTTAGGGGTTGCATCTATTTATCTTGATAATAATAAAAAATATCCACTGCAATATGTGACTCCAGAACAAGCATTTAATATGTATGGGAGCAGTGTCACTGGTCAACCAGAGGTTTACACAATTATATCTGGTAAGATGCACTTTTATCCTATGCCAGATAGTTCTTACACTATTAAATTATATTATTATAAAACTTTTGACCCACTTGTTAGTGATGCAGATACTAATGATGTTTTAACAAACCATAGTGATGTTTATTTATTTGGTTCACTTTACTTTGCACATTCATTTATTAGAGGTATTGACCCACAAATAATTCAAGAATGGTTGAGTTTTTATAACAATGGAGTTGAGAGAGTTGTTTCAGTAAATAATAAGAATAAATACAATCAAGATGCACCATTGATGGTTAGGTCAATAGTTAATGAGGAATAACTATGGCATATTCACAATTTAAAGATTGGACTCCAGACCACCCAGAATATAGGAATGAGGGATTGGTGGAGTGCAAAAATGTTGTACCTAGTTTTAAAAGCTATAAACCAACTAAAGCATTATCACCAGTGAGTTCAAATGGATTAACCGCAAGATGTCAAGGCTTTGCATCTTTTAAATCTTCATCTGGGAATATCACAAGTTTTGCAGGTGATGTATCAAAACTATATAGATATTTAGCAAACTCATTTAGTGATGTTAGTGGTGGTACAACTTTTACAACACCTGATGAAAACGACTGGCAATTTACTCAGTTTGGTAATTATATAATTGCATCTAATGGTTCAAACACACCACAAGTATGGCAACTTGATAACGCAAGTGCATGGGCTAACTTAGGTGGCTCACCGCCTACATTTTGGCATAGTGCAGTAATTAGAAACTTTGTAGTAAGTGGGTGGCAACCAACTCATAGGAATAGAATCCAATGGAGTGCCATTGGTGACCATACTGGGTGGACTGTTGGAACTAATCAATCTGACCAAGAAACACTTTATGATACATCTGAGATTACTGGGATAGTAGGTGGCGAGTTTGGAATTATACTTTGTGTAGATAAGATATATCAACTTAACTTTGTTGGTGGTTCTTCAATATTCCAAATAAGAGCCATTGAACAAGAAAGAGGTGCTATTTCACATGGTAGTATTCAAACAGTAGGTTCTCAAACTTATTTCTTATCACAAGATGGTTTTTGTAAGACTGATGGTGAGAGTACAACTCTAATTGGTGAGAATAAGGTTGATAAGTGGTTTGATGATAATTTAGACCAAGCAAGTCTTTTAAGAATTACATCTGGGCATGACCCATTAAATAAATTAATTTTTTGGTCTTTCCCATCAACAAACTCATCTGGTGGAAACCCAGATATGATAATTTGTTATAACTATTCATCTGATAGATGGAGTTATATCGAGGTAGCAACTCAACGAGTATCATCAGCTTTCACAACTGGAACAACTTTAGAATTGTTAGATAATATTAGTACCAATGTTGATACTGGTTTTACAGATTCTTTTGATAGTAGAATATGGCAAGGTGGAACTTTATTCTTTTCTGCATTTGATAGTAATAACTATTTTGGAACATTTAGTGGTAATAACTTAGAGGCAAAAATATCAGTTGGTGAACAAGAATACGCAGATGGAAAAAGAACATTTGTCACATCTATAAACCCAGTAATTGATGTTCAACCAGTAGTTAGAACTGGAACAATAAGTATAACTGGAACAACTGTTAATGGAACTGGAACTGCATTTAATAGTCAAGTGTCAGTTGGTGATGTAATCAGGGTTAATGATGTTTCAAGTCAATATAATAATTCTAAATTTATTGTGGCAACAATAGTGAATGATACACTGCTTTCAATAGTAGTTGCACCAGACCAAAATATAATAGGGGTCACATTCACTGGATATACACCGAGCCAAATTAATCTGGTTAGTAGAGAGAGAGCAGGTGGAACAGTTAAAGAAAGTGGATTTACAACTTGTAATGATAATGGAGTAGGCACATTCAGACAATCTGGCAAATACCATAAACTTGAGATTAAAGTTCCTGCATCAGCAGTATGGACTGATGCTATGGGTGTTGAGGTTGAGGCATCATTAGATGGGGTTCAGTAATGTCTAAGAATATCTCTCTGTCAGAGGACAGTAAAGTCAGTTTACCTGCTAAAAATTTAATAACCATAATCGGTGGAATTTTAGTCGGTGCGTGGTTTGGCTTTGGAGTTATGGAAAGATTAAACATTATTGAAACTGAAATACAGTTGATGCAAAAAGATTTACAAAAATCTAATGAGTTTATTGAAAATGTACCAAAGGGTGAATTAGTTGCACCGCAGATTCAAGAATTATTTTTCCTTGTTGAATA